GGTAGCGTCATTATTTGGGCTGAATACCTTGCCGTAGTCGCCATTAGGACCATACGCGACAACGGTGCGCCAGCCGCTGGCCAATGCCAGTTTACCCAGGATGTTGCCGACGTTATCGACGTTGATCTGGACCGCTATGCCGGTAGCACCCGCCACACTCCCCACGTCGAGATTATCGACCTGTAAGACGCTTGCGCCGTTCTGTGAAATGAGTGCCTGCGTCCATGCTCCGGTAGCGGGGTAAATCTTGATGTCATTCAGTCGCGTCGTGCCTCCCAAAGTGAGGATGGCGGGAGACGTTATATCGCCCTGTTGAATGTAAGCGGCCATGAGGGTCACATCGCCGCCCGCCACGCGGAGTTGCGGCAGCGCCGTATCGCTCGCCAACATCGCGTTGACGATCAACACTTTGGTAGCGGACGTCGTGGCGGTGATATCAATGCATGGCCGCGTCGCACCAACGCCGGAAGTCGAGTACATATTGGTGATTTGCAGGAACGCAGCCGCTGCTACCTCAAGCGTGGACTGGTAGTAATCGAGCGCGAGGTTGGTGATATGAAACCACCCCCCTGACGCCTGCGAGGTAAAGACAACACGCCCAAACAAGCTACAGATGCCGTGCGCGTTCAGACCGTTCTGGGCACCAACACGCAACGCGATGGTCTGGCCATCGGCGAAAACATTCATAAGTGTTGAGCCGATCTCAAAGTTCCAGAAGTGATAATTGTTGATATGAGAGAAGTCGTAAACGCCGCTGGCGCCCTCACCCAGCGAGATGCCACAGTCAAACGCGCTCATCTCGATATCTTCGAGATAGAAGACCGTATTGTTTCCGTTGGTGGTTATGCCATCCCACGCGCCACCGATCCGCACGCGACATATCTGAATACGAAAACTGGCGGTACCAGACGCGATGGCCCATGGATACTTAACACCGGTTCCGCCCGGTCCCGACGTGCCTCCCGCCGCCAGAGTTTTGAAGTTGGCGCGCGATCCCTGGTCTTGCGGTTGCGCGAAGGTAATGCCGAAGTCATGTAACACCGGACCCGCGTCCTGAGATGCGGCGGTGATGAAAATGACCGCCGTCGCGGATGACGAAAATGCCTGATCCACCATCAATACCGAAGAACCACGACTATCGCCATAAAACGCCTGACACGCGGTCAGGTTGATCTGGCTGTTGACGCGATACGTTCCGGTGGGGAGATAGACCGTCTTGTTCCGTGGATTAGGTCCACCAGCCTGAGAAACCCGTGCCGCCGCCGCGTTGATCGCGGCGCTACTATCCAGCACACCGGTAGGATCGGCACCGAAGTCCAGCACGTTCGCTACATCAGCGGAGCGATCCTGCGCTGAACGCGACACCGTTCCGCCAGTCGCCGTGTAGTTGAGCGGACCTTGCATCGTCCCGCCCGTGATCGGCAGGAAACTGCCCTCAAGCGTGCTCGCGTCGATGCTGTTCGCGGACACCCACTGCGTACTGCTGCCATCATTATATTGTATGAACAACTGTCCGCTTACATTATCCCACCACAGTGGACCAAGCACATTGCCTGGAGGTGCAGCACCAATATACGCACCAGTCGGCACACCCATGGATGTGAAACGATCAACATACTGTTTGGTAGCAGCATCAAACGCAGCTACAGGATCACCTGCCAGTGTCAAGCGTCCTTGCATCGTATCACCACCACGTGATACACGCTCACTGAATGCAGTATTCAACTTATCCGCACGCAGCGGGTTCTCACCTCGTGTGAATGTCGTGCTCATGCCAGTGGGTCCTGATCCAGTACGAAGAAACTATCATCACCAGTGCCCATGAACTCCTGATCATTGTAACGAGAGCGCGGATCAAGTGGCAACGGGTTCTGTGCCAGTGCACTCTTCATCATGGTCCTGCGCTTCTGTGCCAGCATCTGGAACTTATTCACCTGTGCGGGGATCGTTCCGTCATCAACACAGTACATCCAGCACGCATCGTATTGCAGCATTAACCCATCCAGGTATACCTGATCGGTCATGGCAAAGGGCATCACAGGACGCTGCAAACCAAGGATCACAACACTACCGGCACTACTCTGTGGAAAGACCTTAATTGGTCTGTTGGGGACACTGTAATTGGGCACCATATACATTGCACGTGTGCCACCAGTGATCGTGAACGGGTTGATAGACTGTGGCAACTCCATAACTTTCTTATTCGACCCTCCCGGCCACACAGTCTGGATATCAGCATAATCGCTGATCGGACCAAGCGGACCAATAACATCCGCAGTCAGCATGCCTGTGCTACCATCCAGTGGCACTTCCACATACGCAAGGTAATTGGGCCAGAAGAAGTCATCAAACTCCATCTGGAATGCATCCTGCACATGTTGCAGAATGCGCCCACTCGCATATATCTGCGTAGCTACGCCAGGAACCTGTGACAATTCATTGATCACTGCATTCACAATGCTCGATACAGTCACAGGCATATCGTTCTCCTACATGATTGACGACGCACTGAGGAGGCGGGCCTCAATGCGCCGTCTCTCACTCAACAAGCATGGGGGGAAACTAGGCCGCTGCTTGTCGAAGCCCGTGCAAACCACCATTGTTGCTGGTGTTTACATCATTCACCATGTTGAATGCAGCACTGATAATATTCGTGCCATTCATCGTGGTCGTGGTCGTATACACACCACGTGGATCGTTTGTCGCATTCGTCTGCGGGTCAACCAGACTAGGCCCAACCAATGTGCCAGCAGCAGCAACCACACCGTTGCCTATCTCGTATACGCACCTGATCGCCTTATACGGCAAACCCAACTTAACACTCGTGCCGATGCTGAGTGTCGTCGCAGCAGCCGTAATGCCAGCAGAAGCAAACGACTTGAACGCCTTGTTCCCAATCACTGGTGTTGCACCATTCAGCGTAAGTGCTTCAGCAATCGGCTGGCCCAGATAATCCCAACCAAAGATGGTAACAACGGTTGCGTTCGCACCACTCGCTGCGATTTGGATGCAACGTCCCCATGCATCAGGAATAGCAGCGACACCACTCAGGTCAATCGACGTGATGCCTGTCATGCTGCCAGCATTGAGGATGCTGGTAGTCACAGCAGCCAGCGGTGCACCGAAGTTGACACGCGTCTCGCCATTGTAATTCACATCCGCACTGTATGCCATCGAGGGGCAATACGTATTGATCCGCCGCGGGAAGTTCGTCGGTGTAGCCATCAAGTTGGGCATTACTCAATCTCCTGTCCACTGAGTGTTGCAAGACCACCAGTGCTACGCGCACGTGGCCTGTTATTCTGCGAACGCTCCACGATCTCCTTCGGTGTCAGTGCGATATCAGCAGGCACTTCCTCACCAGAGTTCATATCAACCAAGCGTGGTTGTTCCAGCACGCCAATGCGCCGCAACTGCTCTTCATCATCAGCCGCGACGAACATGCTATGACCTTGCGGGAAGTAGATCATGTAACCATCCTCAAACTCTTCCTTCCTCGGAACGAGTTTGCGAGTGATCACCTCCTTATTCTGCAAAGGTCCAACCTTACGCACATCTTCCTCAATGTGCATGATCATGCGCCAGAACTTACCACTTAACTTCTCAACCTGGAATGCAGGTTTGAAGTCCAAGCCAGATTGGGGCATGACTATGCATCCCTGCTGGAACGCGAACCAGCTTTAGTATCCGCACGCGTGTCATGCTGCACTGTTGCTGCACCACTCAATGTGCTGGGTGGATCAGGTGGAGGCGGCTCAGGCGGAACAATCACATTCACATCAGGACCATAACTCGTTGCATTAGGATATGCATTGAGCACTGCTACATGCTCTGGCGTACCAGCAACAATCTCCTCTTGCCCAGGCATTGTTTCGTCGTAGCCCTCTACCATAGGCTCAACACTCTCTTCAGCAGCGGTACGTCCTTCAACAGCCTTCTTCTGGTTGGCTTTGGCTTCTGCGATAGCCTTATCCCTGGCAGGGTTTGTCTTTGCGTCAGGCATCTTACTCTCCATCAGTTGGTGAGAACTGCGTGTGTGCGGAATGCCCGCCATAGGCACCACTGACCCTGCCACACAACACGGCTCCCAACAGCATCAACATTCCACGGCGCTACCAGTTCCTTCACCTTCATGTTCACACCACGCAACATGTGCAAGCGCAGATAGGTGTCATTGATGAAGTAGGCGAAGTTAACAGGACAGTCTTCGTCATACATCATAGGTATGCCGTTGTGCATGCAACCCTCAAACCCGAGGTCGAACATGCGCTTACCGGCCTTACCTTCACTCAGCGGAATGGTCATTTTGTCACGCACCGCTTGACGATACATCCTGTAGATGTTGCGGCCAGTCAGAATAACACTGGGCCTATCACCTTTCAGTGTCAGATCCATCAGCACATCATCGAACACTTCCTCAATGTTCGTTGAGTCCATACCACCGGCGAACACGTAGGCAGAGGTGCGCCACTGTGGTTGCGTAGCACGGTTGATACCACCGAGTGTCCCAACAAGTG